ATTCTCTCGTTTAGCTGCTTGAGATTGCCAATACTGATAACGTCGTTCATCATTCTTAGCATCAGTATCGGAAAGCTTTTCCTGAATATGCTGAGGTTGTCCTTCTTGAGGAGCTTCAGTATTTTCTTCTTCCGTTTTGCCTATAAAAGCATCTTCAACGGTATGACTATCATCTTGGGAGTCTTCAACTGGCGTGCCAAAGCGTTCTGAAGTCTCGGCATTAAATGCTGCTTCACTTGAGAACGGGTTTGTTGGCTGTTGAGGAGTATCCTGTTTAATATCTTCCATCGTTTATTTTCCTTATTTTAGCTGCCCTTCACACCATTGGAAGGGGTTAAGCTGGTTTTAGTAGCTAAAGCAACATCACGCTTTAGATGTGTCATTTCGTCGCCAAGCCGTTTTTCAAATACTGTGGCAGCTGCCTTTGCTTTACTAGAGGTGCTATCAAGATTTGATTTAAACTTCTCAACTTCGACTTTTTTGCGCAGATTAACTGCTTCCCTGTCACGAGTCTGTAAGTCGCCTTTAAGTTTCTTGATTTGATCACCAGCCTGCTCCAGCTGTTGCTGTAACTGGCCAATAAGATCAGTACGCTGTAAGACGCCTTCCATATCGAAAACTTCTGTTTTCTTAAGTACTTCCTGCTTGTCGATAATGCCATTTTTATAGGCATCCATATAAAATTCAAGTTCAGCATATCTATTAGAGGGTAGGGTACTTCCTGCCACATACACGACATCATACCTGCCTACTGTGATATTGTTTATTACCTGAATCTCACCTGATTTATCATCTACAAGTTGTTTGTTGATTACGTACTCGCTAAGAGAGTTGTTTGGTTGAACGACTCTGAATGCCTTACGAGTGGTATATAATTGTTGCATTAAGGGTATTGCGATCTGAGCAACACGTGTTAAACCTGCTTCAATGTCAGCAAGCTTTGACTTGATCTTCCTTTGGCCAAATTCATCCAAGGATATCGTAGCCTTATAAGTTTGAGGAGCAGCCTGCGAATTCCCCATCATCATCTCATATAAACCTAACTGATGATCAATATCTGATTTAGCAGTAGTTTCATTATTATACAATTCGTTTGGAAGAGGCGTGGGTTGCACAGGCATAGGAGCTCCGTCTGTGGGATCGAATGCAATAGCAACTCCAGGCTGTGACCACTTTTCTTCAAACTCTTTCATATCCACACTCCCCTCTGGCACAAGAATTTTCACATTTGTCGAGGTAGTAGCATGTGCGATGATTAGAGACCGTGTTTTATTAATAAACTCCTGAATGCCCTTAACCATGCGCACATCAGATGTCGGATAGGGCGTTCGAGTATGTATATTCATAAAAGGCACAATGGGATACTTATCAACAGGTAGTACTCTTGAATATAAATATGTGTCTCCCATCACAACACACATCTTCACTCTTTCCACATCAACTTCAACTATTTCCAGCATTCCACGTTCAGCCAAATCTGCAAATGTCACTTCTTCAATAGGAATCTCAGGCAAAGGCTGATTGATGATTGTATTGGGATCACCTCCCTCACCGACAGTAGCCATTGCCTCCTGAGTCCTTTGCTGTTGAATTGCCATTTGCATTTGCTGGACTATTGCTTGAACTTCAGCCTCATTGGTAAGTACTTTCTCTCCATTAAGGAGCCAAGCAGGCTGCTCCATATACATCTTAAATTTATCCTCATCTAATAAATCCTCTTTGCCAGAGAATACTTCATATACGCGATATCTCTTAACTAAGAGCTTATAATAGCGTTCATAACCACGTATATATTCCTGTTCTGTGACACGACTCACATCTTCAGGGAATTGAGCTGCAAAGTCATTAGTAGATCGGCCTGTCTCAGGGGTATCCCATCTCTGGTCGCTTGCGGCATTGCGAATATTCTTTTCGTACATTGGATAAAGTCTGACTGCCTGCTCCTTTGTAAACATGCGTGATACGATTACATTCTCAGCATCATCAAAGAAGCGACTACGAGAATTTGGATCAACATATACATCCATGGGATCAATATCATGAATCATCACCTCGCCTTTACCCATGTCCTTCATTGGGTCTTGATATACATTAATAAATCCAGAACCCATCGTATAGTAGTCATCGACAACCTGACGCACAACTGAAGAACCGTCAGAAATATCATACATATAGGCAAGGAGGGCTGACATGACATTTGCAACTTTATTATCTGAATCCTCACGTGGAGCCACCCTGAATGATGGCCTGTTGGCTGTTAGCATAGCCTTAGCCGATTCAACAGCTGGATGTATACGATTGATAACTATAGGAGCCTGCCCTCGAGCATTCAGAGTATCCTCCTGATCTTTAGTCCATTGTCGCCCTAAGCGAAACTCCTTATCTTCTTTTGCGTGTTTAGCCCAGTCCTCTCTCTTATTAGAATAGATATTCCAGAGATGGAGGGTTTCGTCTACAAAGTCTTTTTGTTTGTCGCTATTTTGATTGTGCGCCATGCGCGTAATTTAACTCCTATAATGTTAGCCAGTCAAGTACTTTTTTTATTTTTCCTGAATTTTCTTCATTTTTATTGAGTTCCTTCTGCCTACAGGGCTTATGCCCATCGAGGCCTGTCCATATAGCATCCATAATATCATCATGCCGTCCTTTGGGATAACTTAAGAACTCTTGTTGAGCGACTGTATCTTCAGGACGCATATAAAACTGCCCCTTGGCAAACATCGGCACTAAAGACATCAGTCTTTCGCTCTTACGCGTTCTTGGTTTAACACCCTTCTCGAGTCCAGGAATATACAGGTTATTTTCTGACATCAGCTCCCTTACCGCTGTCCTTAGAGCCTCCTGGTAGCCTGTAGTCTCAATTTTCATTCTACGTGGACGATATTTTTTATAAATATCGATTATGGTCCGAGGCTGATCAGCTGGGGAGATTCTTTTGCGAAATATATCAAGAACGTACTTGTTGTTGTTTGCATCAACTCCAATAGTCGCCACAACAAAGAAATCTGCTGTTATCGAAAGAGAACTTGCAGGATCAACTCCGCAGTACACATCAATCGGAATATCCTTACACTCATCTCCTATGGTCCTTGTTAGGCAATTCTGACCATTCTTTCTTTCAAAATCATAATGATGGAGTTTAATCCATTCTGGCTTAAAAGGCGCATCATCAGGAGACTGTGCTATATTCATATATTCCTGATAAAAGCCATTTAAGTTTCCGACAGCCTGGAACTCATTGCGAATCTCTATTATACGCTCTCTTGGAAATCTTTCTGGCCAAATACTAACTTCTTCCTCATCCCATATTGAATACCACAATGTATGCCAGGACGGTGAACCTTTAGCCCAGTATAGAAAGCAGTCCTCAGATATTACCGTACCTATTACAGCCATTTTGCCTTCATCAGACAAAGATGGTACTACAGCCTCTGTCATCCATTTTCTATTCTTGGCCCTAGCCTCCATCGTCCCAGCATTTAATTCTGACTCAAAATCATCAACAATAATGAGATTAGGACGTGTATCTCCTTGTATAAAACCCCTAACTCGCTGTCCTGTTCCAACAGCAACGATTCTAGCATTATTAGATAGAATGATATCATTCTGCGTCCATCTCTTCTCATGCGGAGGTCCTAAATTACCGAATATATTCCTAAGTTCGTCTGAATGCAAGATATGATGCTTAATCCTTGATAAGAAGTTAATACTCTGTGTTTGTGATTCTGAAATGATAACTATAAATAAATCTTCACTACTCGGCTTAAAAGCGCATCTCCAGAGAGGGTAGATGAGGGTGGTAACAGTGCTTTTCGCAGTACCACGAGGCGCAGCTATCAGCACCCTCTTCTTGTCATTATCGGAGAGAACACCATACACTTCATGATGAAATGGTGGTGTTATTTTGCGGAGGGCTGTAGGAAAGCAGTGCCTTCCGAACAACGCCATATTTCCCCGCAAGCGTTTTAGTATCTCCTTTTGCTCATATTTATCCTCATAATCCACTATTTATCTTCTTCCTTCGTAGAGGTTCTCTGTGCTATAATCTTTTTCTCCTCTTCAATAAGTTCGTCTAATAAACGCGTACTAGAATGAGCTTCTAGCGTGTCAACGGTCTTAATGAGATGCTTATCCTTCATTCCATGCATATCCTGTAGATTTTCTACAGCACGTAGCAGATTAGTAACATCTTTCTTGTTTTTAGCAGTATCAATGGTCTCTGAGAGTAAATCTAGGGTATAGTTCTCTGTTAGACCATGATCCTCTAATAGTTTTTGTAATTCTTCTCTTACCATTTGTTTAAACACCTCCGATTTCATTGTTCTCTTCCAACGCCTTCTTTCTGCAGGCGTAGATGATTCAAGAGCCCAATCAATAGCCAAATCATAATCAGGCTTTAAAGCAAACATTAAAGCCAGGTTTTGTAGTTTATCCTGGCCTTTTTGAACTTCTATTTTCGATTTACCCGTGAAAGTCGTATTTGACTTACGACCCCTGACAGTAAGCTTTTTAGTCTTATATTTTGGGTCATAAAACGTATATCCCCAAGGAAACCTAAGATAGACATTACTGGTTCCATGATTATTAGGATACTCCCGACGAGATATAACTTTGGCAACATAATCATCATCAGATACCGCATAATCTCCCTTAGTAGCATCTTTCCAGTATATATACTTAATCCCCTCTTCATCAGCCTCTTTCTTCTTATAAATCGTATAAGTTGTCATGCCGTCCTGCCTATGGTCAATATTGATGGTATACATTAAGGTTTCACACTTCCCTTTATTAAAACTGGGTTGGTAAGAGACTCTGCTAATTTCCGCATTAAGTATGTACCTGCCTCATCTATAGGACCACCGGTTGATGCTGGTTTCAGATGTTTACCAAATTGTTTCTTCCGAAATTTAAAGAGCTCATATAGTTGTTTTGCCTCCCCTTTATTCATACCCAAATCCCAAAGGTCCTCATAATGTATCATTTTATCCTTTGAAATAGTACGCTTATAGCCTCCCATAACTGGATGACTTGGAATACCCTTTTTTACATAATCAAGCATGTTCTTCCCTGCAACAGTTTTGGGATTAAATTCTACTTGCCTAACTACATTGAAGGGGCCTCCTCCGGACTCATATGACCTTGGTATGCTCTTGTATGCACCAGAGTATCTAGGCTTCATATCAAACATGAGACGATAAGGCAGGTCTCTCTCTGTCCTGATGGCATATTCTAAAGGCTTATCTTTAACTACTGCCTTTATTGTCTCCTTCAAACCACCCTTAAAGGGCATGTCTAGAATAGGATCAACCTTCTTAATAGACTGTCGCAACATCCTTATCTTGTCTAATATGCTATAATTTGCCGGCTCCATAAGATTCGTAGCTATCCTACCAACCCCTTTCCGTATCAATTGTAAAGGAGTAGAAGAACCAGAGCCAATCACCATATCAAGGATTGCCCTCCCTGCTTCAGTATCTTCAAAATCTACCTTAGGACCAATAGTTCCTTCACGAGCATAGCTTTCCTTTAGAGCTTTAGTCTTTGATTCTAATAAATTCGCCCTATTATCAGCAATAACTTCATTAATACCCTCATGAGCTACACCAGTTGATTCAGCTGCTGGGTAATTATACTTCAGGAGGCCATTCATCTTAGGCCATTTCCTCCACGCTTACGCTTCTTATAAATTGTATAAGTTGTCATGCCAACGTCTCTATGATCGATATTGAGCGTGTACACTATTTATCCCCCTGCTGATACTTCAATAAGCCACCTATAGGAGCTACACTCCACAGCTTGTCTACCATCTTTTGAATACCAGCCCTATCTACCCAGTCGTACTCTGCCTTTAGGAGTTTCTTCAATAATCCCTTAGCTTCCGAAAGCTTAGGAACTCTCGTGAGCCCCTGTTCCATCATCTCTTTTCTTATTTGGGTAGCCCTTGCAGATAGTTCTCTTGGTCTGAGGACATATTCGGCTGTCTTAGCACCACCCTTTAGCTCGTCAAACGGAATTTTCCGCGTAAGGTCATCCTTGAGATAGGTTTTGCCCTGTTCTGTAAAGTGCGGCTTAATCTTCTCCAAATATTTCTTCTCCCAAAACTTCATTGGCCTCATCGCTGGATATTTAGAGTAAGTAGTATTGCTCCCAAAGATATGTTTTGCCATAAACTCCAATTCTCCAGATTTGCCGTCATATTTTTGAATAAAAGACCTAGAAGGCTGATTAAGCTTAGCGATATGATCAAACTCATGTGCTGCCGTGCTTTCTATCTGCTTCAGGGACATACCTGGCCTTATCCACACCTTTCCAGGGCCTTGAGCAAGGGCCGATCCTCGTTGACCACCAAGTATTAGCGTCTTAATTGGATTGGTAGCATACTCCTTAAACCTTGACCAAATGGGTACTTTAAAAGTACTTGTATCTCCTGTCGTTGCTTTAATGAAAGCATTATATCCTCTTCGTAAAGTAGAGCTGTCTATTGGAGTGTTATTAATATCCAGAGTTCCCATAAGTCTCCCATAGGCCTTATCGCCTAAAAGCTCATTTACAGTGCTACTTTTACCCTTCTGAACAACCTTCATCATGGCACTGCCTGGCTCTATAGGAACTCCTTGCTGCGCTTTCTCTACAGCCTTTCTTAGGGCTCTAGCACTATACTTAATCAGCCCTAATGCAGGCTTTATGAGAGGCTTAACCATTACCAATCCATGTCCTCAAATGGTGGAAAATATTCAGATTTCCAACCTTGTTTTAATTTATGTCGTTTTTTAAAGTATTGTTTTGGAATACCACCTTCAATCCAATCAGAATCTGGCACATAATCAAGTAATCCTTTACCATAATCCTCAAATTGTTTGGCTGCTTTCTCTTCAAACCATTCCTCAGGAACTTCATATTCTAATAATTGTGGATTTTCTAGGAAGTCATCTTCAATATAACTTAAAGCCTGGTCTCTATCGGGTGTCGCCCAAATACCAGTTTCAGTAGGATTAGTTCCTGTTGTCACCCCCATTCCAGCGTCCATATCTTTAGGAGAAACATGCGCTCCTTCTTTAACCATTTTGCCTCTATGCCAATCAGTGACACCTCTGTAGAGTTTTTTGGTACCCTTCCTAGCAACAGTCTTTATACCACCTGCTGCAAGTCCAAGCAATGGAGTAGCTGCTAATAATGACAATAAACTACCACTATAATCACCTTCTGCCCCATATAAGCCTGCATCAATCAAATCAGGAATAATACCAACTCCAGGTATCATCCCACCTACACCAAGAGCTGTATGGATATCCTCTATAGCGCCCCTTTCCGAAGGTAATTGACCAGTAGGTGGTATTAGATTATCCTGTTGCCAAGTACCTGTGGCATCGGATTCTGCTGGATATTGTATTAATCCGCCTAAACTAATTTGTTCATTATGATGAATACTAGCCATAAACCCCTAATCCTTGATGACTCCGCCCCTTTCCGATATGAATAAACGTCTTAGCAATAGCAATATCCTTAAAATAGCTATTAACAAGCAGATGCATAAGAAACCTCGCACGCTTATTCCTGTCATTACAGTATATATCCACTGCTAAACCCTCCGTATGATCATTCATGGAGTTCTTGCTTACTATGGCGTTATGCTTTTCGCATCGATAACCTGAATTAACTCTAAAAGGGAAATCACAAGCACTACGCACTTTCTGTAATTCCTCCATAAAGGCTCTATCCATAGCTACATCTCCGCAACAGGGACACTGTAGCTC